TGAAAGGTGGGGGTGGGACGGTTGAAGTCGTACCCAGTGCGGAATATACCATCCCGCTTACCCCACTTCTCATCAGCACGGCCCATCATAGCCTTCCACAAGACTTTAATGTGGAACGAGGGGGCCTGAATGCTGCGTCCGACATCGACCTTGGGGTGTTCGCCTGCGTGGGCATATCCGTCTTTCTTCCCCTGGACAGTCCATACCAAATTGAGTTGGTAGACTTGGTACAGTGGGTGATCCACCGGGGGACTCTGCGTGCCATGAACGCAAATCCATGATTGCAAGTCATGGATCTCTTGGGAGAGAACAGCGACACCCTGCTCAAAACTACCGCCACCCGCATCGCATACAAAGCTGTGTTGATCGTCCCACTCGCCAGCAGCACCGGCGGAAGTGTGGGCCTTCGCACCTAGTTCGCGGACAACAACAGCGATGTCTTGAGCGGAAGGGATAGCGACCGTAGTGAACGCAGTGGATTCCAAGGAATTGACCACCTTGATGGCGGCTCGGAAAGTCTCGTCATCAACGCCCACCATTTCGGCGGGCTCAGCGAAGCGATGGATCTCTTTGTGGAGCATGTCCGTGCTGGGCTTAGCCAACACCCATTTGGGTTCCACGCCGAGTTCTGAAACGCCCCGTTTGAGGGTGAAAATCTTCCTTTTCTCCACCCGCCCTGCGGTCTTACCCACGCGGTGGAGCTTGTAGACGTTCTGGGGGGAACGCCCTTGCAGGAGTCGCAAAATTGCCTCAGGCTTGTACGTCTTGTCCCACTTTGGGGGAATAGTCAGTGGTTCAGGCTCCGCACCCGGGCAGGTAACGCCGTTGACGGTGAGCCCCGGGTGGTAATGACCTCCGATGACTCTACCGTCCGCCGTAAAGACGGCCGCCCTGCAGCAACCATCAGTGGTAGACATTGCGTAATGCGTATGCCCAGCGGGCGTGACAGTAGTGATCGGCCCGTGGGTGTGTTTCCACTCGCCGTCGATGAACGCAACGAGATCCACCGTGCGGGACGCGTTAGCGTCCTTAATGTACTCTTTTGCGTCGACGGCCTTAGGTTGATTCAGAGGGGCATCCATGCCTTCAATGCGGAAAGCTATGCGGTCTGACTGATCGCAACGTGCCTCGACGATAGTGGCCGGGAACCATGCGTAAGAATACGCCTTGGCCCAGGTCACATCCATGGGAAGCACCATGTCGCGAAAGCGGTCCATAAGTCGCCCATTGACGACCTCATGACGGCACGTGATGAACCACAAGCGGTTGGACTCTCGTACCACCGCTAGTCCATTGAGAGTGATGGGAGTAGTCTCTGAGTAAGTGCGCCCCTTCCAGAAATTGGGCAGACGCACAGCGCGCACACCATAATTGGCGTGATTGATCATCTTGCTGCCTCTTGACATACTCTCAGGCTGTATTTCACGTATCAGCTGTTCCTTCTTTTTCTTGTTTGTC